TAACCTGTGTAGTTATCAGCCCATATATCACCAAGGAATTTATTGGTTGAACCCTTTTGCAATATATCTAACGTCATGGTTGAGCCATCTAAGTCTAACGGAGTCATATTAGATGCACCAGCTGTAGCATCTGAACCCCCAATAATGTTGCCACTACCTCCAACTTGTTCTATATCTAAGTTAGATGTTGCACCAGACTGATCAATGTATACTTCATTATCAGCCCCGTATATTAACGATACATTCATCATCACAACTAGGCTTATCAATGCCAGTATGTTTATTTTTTGGTTTCCAATAGCCTTCTTCATAGCCCTCCTCTATTGTTTGTAAAACAGCTTTCTCTACTGCCATTTGTAAAGCTATATTGATTGATTCATTTTCTACGATACCACTTTCTATTTCAACTAACTCAGTATTATTAGCATAAAATCTAAATACATCAGAAGATATAGATGCACTTAATATTGATTTAGTAACTAATACTTCTAATAGTATTTTACCTGTACTTACAGATACAGTCCGTAAAGATATAGTAACGGTATCTTGACGATATTCTTTAGAACCACCTATTCCGAGGTATCTTGCTCCTGCTCCACCTGATTTAACATTAGTTTCATATCCTACAACTCCACCTTCCATTAATATTCCGGCAAATAACAAAGGTTTTACCTTTTGTTTTTCGTCAAAACTTTCTCTGGTAGTGCGTATTATTTGTCTTTCTTTAGTTAAATTATCTAATCCTGTGCGTTCTACTACATCAAAAACACCCGAATGTTTTAATGCTCTAATTAAATAAGCATCTGGCGACTGTGTAATTGCGGTGCTAAAACTAGCATATTGACTATTGCTTCTACGCTGTCCTGTATTATCTTTAAATGCAGAAGGATATATAGCTACTACAGGTTTTCTTATTGGCTTGTCAACTTCTGCAAGATTTGTAAGTAGTGATCCTACTTTTGCTAATTCTATTTCTCTTATAGGCGGTATAGCATTATCTAATGGAGGTATAATTAAAGAACAACTAGAAAGTAAAAGAACCAAGAGGTACAGTAATTTCTGTTGTATTGCCTTCTTCATCTGTAATAATTAATGTTACTTTGTCGTCTTCTACTCTATATTCTATAGTGTTACCTTCTAATTCCAGAGTACCAAAATCAGACGCTGTTTCTCCAAATAAACTGTCTACTAATTGCCTGCTTAATTGTGCATAAATTCTGCTTTCTAAATTACGTATAAATCTAGCAAGTGTGGTATTTTCTGCTTCTCTTTCTAAATCCTCTACATAAGCTTTTATTTCTTCTCGTATGGATTCTTTTCTATTAAATTCTTGGTTTTCTATAGTTAAATAATGGCTAGATGTACCAACACCTGAAAAACTAGGATTTTTAAATTTATGCACCATTTCATCTGAATACATAGGCAATGAAAGTAAAAGTAAAATACTAATCTTTTCTTTGATCATCTCTATCTGCCTTTGCAATCTTGTTGCTATCTATTAACTGTGGCACACCTAGAATAGTTTTAATTAGTGTATCTTGACGAATAATTTCATTATCTAAACTGCGTACCCTATCTATTAATGCTACTAATATTCCATGTTGAGAATCTAACTTAGTACCTAATCTTGATTCCATTTGTTCTATTTGATCTGCAACTTTGTCGTCTAACACGTCCAATTTAGTTTCCATGCCATCAATAATTCTATTAATAAGTTTCCATATAAAAAAACCTAATCCTAATGCAGCAGCTATTGGGAAACCGACTTCATTTATAAACTTAATTGCTTCTTCCATTACACAATAGGTTCAAATTTACCTAATTCTATAAGTCTAGTTCTGTTTGCATTGTGAACAGCTTCTATTGCTTCTTTGCTTTGACCAAAATAAGCAGCAGCATGATAATTATCAATCATAGCTTTATTAATGTTTACACCATCAACTACTACATCTCCAAGAACTCTGCCAAATTTTCCTTTAGAGTCTTTAAGTTTTGTTTGTATTACTACCTTAGTACCATTATCAATAGCATTTTTTAAGAAAGCCGAAGCCAATTTTCCTCTAGCTTTCTCATCTTTGTTACGAGTGCGTGACTCGGGAGTATCAATACCATATAAACGAACACGGCACTTATACAAAATATCAAAACCAAGGTCCAAAACAACATCCACAGTATCGCCATCAACAACTCTTTTAACTTCACAACTATACTCATACATTGTTTCACCTTTTTTTCTTAACCTTTCTTTTTTTCTTTTTAGAAGGTGGTTTAGTTATTTGATTTTTAATATTTGCCCTACTAATTACCATTTTACTTTATCCGCCCAATAAGCTGCTGACATTTTACCTTTTTTAATGTTTTTGCCATGTCTTGCTTTGAAAGATTTACGTTTTGCTTTCATACGTGCAGATTCACCTTTTTTTGGTTTACCAGCAGTACCACTAACTGTTCCAACCTTTTTACCCTGTTGCCCAAAACGAATAGTTTTTATTTTGTCACCTTCTTTAGCAACAACAATATGCGATTTTTTAGGATGATTAGGAGTGCGTTTAGGTTTATTAAAACCACTAACTCCTGCTCTAGCCAATCTTGGGTCTTTCTTTTTAGCCATTATCTTTTTTTACCTTTATGTAGTCCATGTCTAGCGTATTGTTTACCTTTTTTAGTAGCTGCTCTTTTTTTCTTATTAGCTGCTGCTAATTTTTTTCTACCTTTTGGAGTAGATTTAAGTTTTTTTATTGTTGAAGCTGGTGCATATACCTCTCCTGTCTCAGAAGACTTTTTACCACTAGGAGTTCTCCACTTTTGTTTAGTCCACCTTTTAAGACTTTTTTGTGTTTTTTTTAGTGCCATGTGCTTTCCTTATTGCTTCTTTACCTTTTTTAGCTATTTGTGCTTGTGTTGGTTTACCTGCTACTTTGGCTCTTTGTTCAAGCACAGTAAGAATTTGTATCTTTCTTGCAAAAGGTTTTTTAATTCTTTTTACTTTAGCTACAGTAGCCCTAGCATCTGCGGGTGTAGCAAATTTTATTGATACTGTATCTTTAGGATTTTCATCGGTATATAGTCTTCTACCGCTACCTTTAGGTTTTTTTCCTGTTCCCTTTTTAGGGTCTTTATTCTTCTTCTTCATCTAAACCCTCACTATATAAATTATTAAAAGTTATTGCAGGGTCTGTATAACTCTGATGACCTTCTGCCGAATGAAGATATTGGGATGGTGTAAAATCTGGTGCACCTTCCCCTGTCCTCCATAAAGCCGGACTCGTAGCCCTTACTCTATTATTTGGTAAAGCTACTATGTTTCCTTGCCATTCACAATCCTCTGTAATATATAAAACATGAGACTGTTTATGTTGATCAGGACTATCTGCAATATCGTTATCTGTATAATCAACAGTAAATAAATAACGACTTTGATAAAATTCATTATTAATTTTTGCTACCCAAGGACTAGAGCTAACTCTGTCCATAACAATAACTGAGTGATTTCTTGATTCACAATCCCAAGGTTGCACTAAATGATCTTCCATACGGTCAGGAAATTTTTCCATAGCCATATCAAAAACTAATGCTTGTATAGGCATTCTTGCCCACATAGCACCACCATGTACGTTTTCTAATCCATCATCTAAGTCTATTTCGCATCCAGTAAAAACTACTTGAAAACTCAATGACCTATCAGTAATTGTATTAACTGCTATCGCTAATGCGTGTATATATTCACCGTGATAATCTTGATGGTCACAAGTGAACTCTTTTCTAACCCAACATTTAAAGTAAGGTATGTTGCTTATTAAATAAGACATATTCTGCTCCTTTTATTTTAATGTGCATATATTAAATCATCAGAATGATAATTTAACGTTAATTCTTCTCCTGCATATATTTTCTTAGTTGTGTATACATTGTAAGTTCTATAATCATCCCAATCTAATTCTAAACACAGTTCACAATTAGGATTATCCGAATGATTTAAAAACCCACCTATAGAAGTTCTAATATAACCAGATATTATTGGTACTTTGATATGAGACATTCCTATATCAAAATTTTTTTTTATATCTTTAATTGCAAATAAACCGGAACCTTCTATATTACTTTTTTTTACTTCTATACAATCAGGCAAAGGTTTGTAATAAAATTTATTATAAATAGGGTACATTAATTTTTATATCCACCACCTTTAGCTTTGTATTGTTTGGCTAACATTTGTGCTTTCCTAGCACTCCATTGTCCCGGTTTTCCGCCTTTAGAACCTGCTTTGATTTTATTAAAAAGCGACTTTCTCATTCCGGGTTTTGTGTAGTTACCAGCTTCATTAACTTTGCTCTTACTTTTCTTTTTAGTAGAACCACCCTTTTTAAGTTTTAAACTTTGCAAAGTCTTAGCTTGCCTAGCGTGTGTCTTACTAGCTTTCCTTAAACCTTTAACTACTTTATTAACTTTTGCTCTAGTTTTATTTGCGGGTTTTTTTTGTGGCATCTTTATTCCTCTTGAATGATCTATTTTTAGTTTTGCTTGTAACTTTTAAGTTACTTTTTTTACTATTTCTTGGATTACCGTCTTTGTGATGTACGTCTTTTCCGTCACCTTTTTTTACTTTTTTTGCTTTAGCAAGAATACGTCTAGCTTTATTTCGACTTGCTCTATCTTTTTTTTGTTTAGGCTTGCCTTGATAATTGTCGTATTCTTTTCTGTAATTACGCATTACTTAATAAATTCTATATATCCTGCAAAAGTTAACATTATTCCATACAAACCAACTAACATTTTGTCTATCTTGTCAAAACGCTTGTTACCTTCTTCAAGTCTTTTATCTATATTTTCATAACGCAAAGAACACAAGTCTTCGTGTCCTTTTAAACGTACTTCAAATAAATCAGTTGAATCAGGCATTATTTATCTTTAGCTTTACCTATATTTAAAGCTAAAAAATCTATAACTTTATAAAGTTTCGCTAACCATTTATCTCCTTGAGGAGTTGGTGTAACCGCAGCTACAAGTGAAGCTATAGCTATAATAGCTGTTACCCACATAAATAAATTAATCCACATCATTTTCTTCTCCTTTTCCGTTTGGTTTAGGCTCTTCTATAACTTCTAGAGTGCTTTGATAGCCAACTAAAGCTGTAACTCTAATATCTAATTGATATTGTAGTTGTGCCATTTGCTCTTGCAGACTTTTAATTTCTTGTTGCAAAGTTTCTGTATATGCAATTCTTTGTTGTAATTGAGGGTCTACAGGTTGTTCTGTAGTTTCAGTTGTTTCTACTGCTTTCTCTTCAGTCATTTTTTCTCCTTATGAATTAGCTGATATGTACGCCTTACCTGTAGTTATAGCTGTACTGCAATTATTCTTTTTGCTTGAAGACGATCCTTTTACGTTAGGGTCTGTGTATTCTAAGATAGTTTCTAAGTGGTCAACATTACGCTGTACTACTTCGTTTATATCAGCTTGTGACCAGTCACCTGCTACAGCATTTCCATCTAAGTCAGTTGTACCACCTGCATAAGGTGATTTATTGCCATTAGTATTAATGTCGTTGATAACTGTTACGCTATCTGTTGCTGCTGTTAAACATTCTGCTACTGTTT